AGGGCCAGTGATCACGTGGGCCGCATCGATCAAGGGTTGAGGAGCTGCCGCTCCTCGAAGAAGTGCTTCAAGTCCCACCGTGGCCATCTCGATGGAGAGCCGGTCTGTCGCCTTAGATAGATCGGTACTCTCGAGAATGTCACCTCTTCCACCGTGCAAGTGTACGTCAGCACCGTGGAGGAGGGATTTGGAGTATCGCTTCTTCTTCAACATAGGAAGTAGAAAACCCATTATGCATCTGGCCGCCATGATCTCTATGGTACCGTGAATCGTAGCACACCGGACTCCCCCGTTCTTCTCAGGGAATCCCGTTACCACTGCCTGTGGTAACTGCTCAGTACTCAACCGAGAGCATGCCTCGAGCCCAAGTTTGGACTTCCAAGAAGGTGTGTCTAACGTGGAGCGCCGGGGCCAGTTTTGCCGGTGGTAGTAATGCTGTAAGGTTTCTGCAACGTGTTGGCCGGGCTCTGCCTCTAACCACGCTTGGCGGCGTAGGTCCCAATCTCGACGAAAGTTGATGTATTGGATACCTGCGTTGCCGACGTGCTGTTGGGGCATCCTGGGCATGTTGTAGAATGGATCGAAGACCTCGCTCTTCGGCGCTCTTTGAGTTGCCGTGAGTGGGGCTAGTAAGCCACCTATCATCATTTCTCCCGCAAAACGACCCGCGCGCTCCGTTGGCATATTGTCTTGCCACTCTTGAGCTCTTTTCACCTCATCTGCCAACTCTTGCTTCGCCCTCATCACTTCTCGATGTAGCTTCAAACCAACAATCATATGGACCGCTCTGAAGGCCAACACAGGGGCATCTTCCCGGATTAGTTCTTGAACTCCGGTAATTTGTCCGCCTTCGCGTCGACCATGTTCCAAGGTTGAATGGTCCTGAGGAAGGACTCCTCTGCTCCTCTGGCAAGCCTCCCGTTCGGAGGCGCCCATGGAACTGCAGTACGTTCGCCAAGAGAGAATCGCCTCGTCAGTTAGACGTGGCTTCTCCTCGGTGAGTCGAATTGCGGCTTCCTCGATCTTCGTGTCGATCTCCGAAGATGGGGCAGTTCTACCGTACCCTCGCGCGAGGGTACTTGCCAAGAACAAGGATAGGGGGTCGACCCCCCCTCCAACCCCGTCGAGGGTTGGTCCTTTCCCAGTGATGCACTTCTTACGACGGTCCTCGGACCATTGCATGATGTAAGGACGACCGGCTGTGACACACTTGGTGAGGTGCTTTCTTAAGGAGAGCACCCACCGGTGGTACTTGGGCCCCATGCGGGGCCGTCCAGTCGCCAATTCCCATGCCGTGAGTATTGCGTCGAAGTTACGATGAACCTGATCCTGGTTCTCGAGACAGGCCATTGAGCTGGAGTGACGG